GCAATGTGACCGTTCCTTTAAATGGCATTGGTGTTTACACGGTTGGACTGCTATCAGCGGATGTGACGGCAGACATTCAAGGTATATCAGACAAGGCCTTTCTTGATGATGAAGAAATTACATTGGTTCGGGATACTAATTTAAAAACTGACGCGCAAGTAATTTACTCAGTTGGAGCGCCAAACTGGACGTTTGATGTGAGAGTCAATGGATCCGAATTAAAATTTAAGAGCTATTCACTCCCGATTGAAATAATTGCCCAAAATGAACTGGTTGTTCCGACCACTTATCAACGCCCTTTGATTCTCACTTTGGCTATAGAGCTTGCTCCAATGTTTGGTGTCGAACCAACACAGATGCTTTTGCTAAACCAGCGCCAAGCTGTTGAGATGTTAAAGCGTAGTAATGTCACACCGATTTATGCAACTAACAGCGCTGTGGAAATACCTGCAGGAGTCCGTCGTTATGGCCGTCATTGATATTCCAGTTGTGGGCCAGTCTTATCACTTGCAAGATTGGGCGATTGATTGCCAGAGAACTGTCAATCTTTATCCGCAAATTGTGGAAAGTGGTAATGCGCCTCAGGTATCTGCATTAATCCCAACTCCCGGACTTATTGAAAAATATGAGCTGGAAGGTGGCGCAATTCGCGGCATGTACGCCCTGACAGATCGACTTTTGATTGTTGCTGGTGGTACGCTTTACACGGTAGATAAGACGGGTGCAACGCTAGCAATTGGTGAAATCGAGGGTGTTAATCGTGTCACTTTCGCCGACAATTCATTGCATGTCATGATTGTGGCGAGCAGCACCTATAAATACACCATCGCCAACAACACATTAAGCAAAATAACTGGTGATGAGTTCTTTGGCGCTTCCGATGTCACGGTATTAGATTCACGATTTGTCTGGACTGTACCAAAGTCTGGGCGAATTCAGTGGTCTGGGCTGATCAACACAGAAACTACTGCATTAAGTTATGCTACTGCCGAAGCTAAGTCCGATAACATTGTGCGTACCATCACAAACAATGGTCAGTTGTGGTTGATTGGTGAAAAAAGCACTGAGATATGGTCGAGCACAGGTGATTCCGATTTGCCATTTCAGCGCATGTCAGGCGCGTATCTGCCGCTTGGTTGTGCTGCTAAAGATTCGGTCTGTCAGTTTGGTCAAAGCCTTGTTTGGCTTAGTCAGACCGAGGTTGGTCGTGGACAAATTGTCATGACACAAGGCTACCAGGCGCAACGCATTTCCAACCACGCAATTGAGTATGACATTGCCTCATATTCCAGGATTGATGATGCTTATGCCTTTGCATATCAGGAGCATGGTCATTCATTCTTATTAATAACATTCCCAACCGCGAAAAAGACCTGGTGTTTTGATGCATCTACCAACATGTGGCATGAACGCAGTTTTTATAATGCAGCTACTCACAAACATGAGCATCATCGTGCTGCGAGTTACGCCTTCTTTCAAAATACCCATTTTGTAGGAGATCGGAGCAACGGCAAGATTTACCAGCTTACACAAAACGCAATGGATGATGCTGGTGATGCGATTCTTAGGGAGCGTGTCACACCAGTATTAAATCCACACGGCACAAGACTGATCTTTGACGAACTTGAACTGATAGCTCAAGTTGGACAACAAAGCGATATTGACCCACAGATTATTGTGGACTGGTCGGATGACCGCGGTAAAACCTGGTCCAGGAGTCGCCAGCAATCATTAGGTAAAACTGGTGAATATGGAAAGCGGGTTATTTTTCGTAGGCTTGGACAAGCATTTGGTCGCGTTTTTCGTGTGCGTATGAGTGATCCAGTGCGCTTAATCATTACAGGTGCCAAAGTGAGGGTGTGATGAAAAAACTACAACCGCCAGTCAATGAACCCATAATTGTAAACGGCCAGATGTCACAAGTCTGGCTTTTGTTTTTTGTGGATCTAGCCAACGCCATTAATAAACTGAACGAGTCGCCATGATTACAGTACAGCGCGAGAAATGGATTGAATGCATTGATGAGATTATGCCTTTGTGTGTGGAGGCTCATAACATTGATGAACAGCAGGTGTATGGTCTTGAGCTTGATTTCGATAGGGCGCTTTATATTGAGTCAGAAGAAACTGGGCAGTTCCATTGCTTGGTGATGCGAGAAAATGGTGTGCCGATTGGCTTCCACTGGATCACCATGAATCCGTTGGCTCGGTTTAAAGGGAAATGGCAGGCTTGCACAGATGCGATTTTTGTCCATCCAGATCACCGCAAAAACTCGGCTTTTTTAATCCAGTGCAGTGAAAAATACATTCAAAAATTAGGCTGCTTCACTTGGGCTTTAGCTACGCTTGATGCTTGCTATCGCGGAGAAATGTGGGAGCGCAAGGGCTTTAAAAAAGCTGAAACAATATTCATGAAGAAGGTGTGATATGTCAAAGGTTATTGGCTCAATTACCGGCTCAAATAAACAGGCTGATGCAGCAAATAAAGCTGCTAAATTGCAATACCAAGCATCACAACAAGCGAACAAGATTCAAAAGGATATGTATGATCAGACGCGGACTGATTTAGATCCATATCGTGATGCCGGCAGTAGTGCTTTATCTCAACTAATGGGCCAGATGGGTGAGGGTGGATACTTCAATCAAACCTATACCGGACAGGATATTTATGATGACCCAAGCTATCAGTTTCGACTGCAGCAAGGGCAAGACAGTATTCAATCTGGTGCGGCTGCCCAAGGTGGCTTGCTGAGTGGTGCGACATTAAAAGCGCTGCAGAATTATGGTCAAGACTATGCTAGTCAAGAGTACCAGAATGCCTATAACCGGTTTAATGCCGACCAAACCAATCAATATAACCGTCTGTCTAATCTGGTTGGGGTGGGGCAAAACGCAGCTGCTCAAACTGGCAATGCCGGTCTGCAAACCGGACAGGCGATTGCCAATAACACCATGGCGGGTGCTAATGCTCTGGCAGCAGGGAAAATAGCCGCAGGAAACTCAGGGGCTAATAACTTCAGTTCTCTGCTTGGCTTAGGGAACATGGTTTCTGGGTTTTTTGGTAAAGGCAAGACTGGCAACACCCCAATCTAGGAGGTATTTATGATTGATCCAAGTATCATTACGCGTGGCGCAGAGATGGCGCAGCTTCAACAGCGTCAAAATATGGATGCATTGGCTGATCTGGGTGGCAACTTAGGTCAGCTGGTGTTAGGTCGTCGTATTAATCAAATGCAACAGCTTAAAACCCCAGAAGAGCAGCAAGCCTTTGCAAACAAATCTATATTTTCACCTCAGTTAAATCAGCAACTCAAAGCAGATCGGACAGCAGCAACACAAGCGGAAATGGCTAAGCAGAAGCATGAGGTGGATATCTACAATGCAAGAATGCAGGGAGATGAGAGAAAATCCAATGCCTATAAAAACACAACCCAAGGGCAGGGTTATAAGTTGGAGAATGCTGGCAAAGTTGGAGCTGCAACACAAAAAGCGCTTAGCTTTGCAGCTAAAAGTGGTGATAAAGAAGCGGCTTTTCATGGTTTGGATTTAGCATTAAATACCGGTGAAATCACCCCTGAGGCCCATGCTCAAGCTAGGAGTGTTTTATCAAGCCTTAACGACAAAGGCAAAGTTAAAGAATTCGCCATGAGTATGCTTGATCCTAAATACAACTTCCAGACAGTGGATAATGCTGAAACTAATGCGACATCAGCTGCTAATAACATTAGAACCACAAATGCGAGTATGTATTCAACGGATAAGGTAGCTGAAACTGCCGAAAAGAACCGTGTATCAAATGATGCCTATCGTCAGCAGCAACTGCATATGCAGCAAAATAAAGGGCAAGTAGTAAATGGTGCTGATGGCAAAAGCTATATCTTTTACCCAAGTCTCAACAAATATGAGCCTATGTTGGGCCAAAATGGACAACATATCTCGAAAGCGACAGATCAAAAAACTGTTAATGAGGAAAATAAGAGAATTCAGCGCATTGAAATTCTTTCACCAGAAATACGTAAAATTCTCCAAAGTGGGGCGACTGGCAGCAAGGTTGGTGCTGGTATAGATTGGCTTGGTAATACGGTTGGGATTTCTACGGAAGGGGCGAAGGCAACGGCTCAACTTAAGACATTATCAGGACAGCTTGTGGCTTTAATGCCAAGGATGGAAGGACCTCAATCTAATATAGATGTTGAAATGTATAAGGAAATGGCTGGCAATGTGGCTGACCCAACACTACCAATTGAAACAAGATTGGCAGCATTAGACACAATTGAGGACTTGAATCAGAAGTACAAGCAATTAAATAAGAGTCCATCTGGCGCACCTTATGCAAATGCGGGCCAACAAAATCCTTCAGGTGGTGTCAAAAAAGCCCAATCATTCTTTGACTGATCATAATTCATGCTATATTTCCCTCATTACGGTGGGGGGGAATAGTATGTTTTCTTATGAAAATGGATTGATTGCAGCGTTTTTAATTTGGATTGCAATCATTATCCTTAATATCACAAAGTCAAACTCTCAAATGCAAAAGAATCTCAATAAAATTGGGAAAAGAATTGGATTTTGGGGTGTGGTTGATATTGATTATTCAAAACAATCTTTTTTATACAAATTTGCAAAGTTTATTTTGATTCATGTGATTCTACCAATTCCATTTTTATTTCTTAGCTGGCTATATGTAGCTCTGGGTGCAGCTCAATGTATTTATACCGTAAGGAAGGATGTGTGTGCACCACAATTGGTCAAA